CCTTCACTCATTCTTCCTCCATTTCTTTGTGTTCTTCTTTGTGTTCTTGGTTATAAGTTAGTTCTATTTCTTCTTCTTTTTCTTCATTCATTATTTATCTTTCTTGTTAAGTTTATAAGCTATTAAAAGCCCACCAATTACATATATTATAAATATTATAATTGTGGTCATTGTTTGTCATAATCCGTAAATACTCGAATTATATCTCTAATACATAAGCCTAGAATTATAAGGCCAAATATTAAAGCAATAAGAATTATAGTTGTTTGTGTCATGTTTTAACCCTTTATAGATGTATATTTTTTAAGCGTATATTTTGTTAAAAAATTATAATTAAGTTTTAAAGATTGTTCTAACAAAGTATTTAATTTATTAGCCTTTTTTAAACTAAAAGCTCTATTGTTTTTATAATTAACATAATCACGAAAATCATCATCCCAGTGAAAATTTATGTTTTGATTATAAAGATAATCAATAAATTGTTGTATGTCTTTAGTTGTTTTTATTTGCATTTTTATACTCCTTTATTAAATAAATACTTCTTAAATTATCTCCTGTTAAGTCTTTTCTTTTAAGTAAAAAACTATTTTCAGCACTATCTTCTGAATTACTATATAACTGTTCATAAAATAACTCATTATTTTTTGAGTAAATTACTTCATATAGATATTGTGTAATTGTGTCTTGCATTGTTCTATACTCCTTTTTTTTATGTTAATTTTTTAAATTGTAAAAACAAAAATCTTGCCACCAATCATATTTAGGCTTATCTAAGTTTTTATCGTTATTATTGCAATCACTAATAAACAACCCTAAACATTCAAAGAGTTCTTCTGAACTTTCTATTTTTGAATTTAGGTATTTCTTGCCAAGTTTATTCTGCCAATTTTCATAGCCTTTTAATATGTCCATAAAACACATTAACTGATATGCGTAATTATTTTGTTTTTCATTTATAATCATTTTTAATACTCCTTTATTTAATTAAAACGCTTGTATTATTATTTTATCACAATTATCAACTTCTATTACTGTTGTATGATCTCTTAAATCATCAATAGTTTTTAGATTTAAATTGCTGTAAGCAACTAAACATTCTTTTAAATTGTTATATTCATCATATTCACAACATAAAGCAATCGGATCAAAATTTATTTCTTCTCCCATACTATCCTCTAAATCTTCAAGATAATCAAATAGAGCTTTTGAGCCTTCATAAGTAAAGTTATTAGGTCTATTTTGTTGGAACCAGTCGCAGAACTGGAATTGTGTAATTGTGTCTTTCATTGTTTATACTCTTTCTGTTATTAGTTTTGATACAATCTGTATCTCATACCGCCAATATAGATTGACGGTATAAGTTAAAGACTAGTTTTTGTGTAGTATTTTAAAACCCTCTTTTAAAGGCAATTCATTTATTATAATTGCATTAGGAAATTTATTATCATTTTTTAAAACATGGTCTTTTATTTTGTCATAAGGAACTTTTTTTAAATTCCAATAAGTATAAGTGTCATCACCTAATAAGTCATGACATATTATAAATTCTCTTTTAAGTTGTCTCTCAAATGATTTTAACTCTTTATTTGCAAAGTATTCATTAATTGCTTTATCAATAAATAACTCTAATGAGAAATCTTCCTGTAAATAATCTTCCTGATCAATTTCTTTTTTAATGTTAGGAAATGAATTGTAAATAAATTTGTTTACTTTCTCTAAATACTTAAAAGATACATCATAATCATTATCTCCACCTTGTCCTTGATTTTTAACATAGATTGCTTTTTTGCCATCAATGTAAATAAAACAATTGAAGCAATTAGTTTCCTCACTCATGCTTTCATATACTTTTAATGATTTAATCTCTATTTTATTCATTTTATGCTCTTTCTGTTATTTTATTATAATAATTTACTATGTTGTTAAGTGTTTCCATAACTTGAACACTATCGATTTTGTTCCCTTGATATTGATTTAAAACATCTTGTAAATCATGCTCAAGACTTTTATTAAATTCTTCTATTAATTTCATTCTATACTCTTTTCTGTTATTATTTTAATTATGTAATTTATCTAATAATAATATGGCACAAATAAGGCATAGATTCCATGTACATATTATATATGTAATGATAATTAATCTTTATTGGTGAGCTGTTCTCTTTCTGTTCTTTATTCCAGGTATTTTTCCCCGAAACACTAGAGAATTAACCCTTTGAATGTATTCCCTGTGTATTCTTCTCATATAAGAGAGTAATAAGATATTATAGAGATAATCTACAAGCCATTACATAAGGTCATAGTTATGATTAGATTAGGTCGTATTGTGTAACTTTACGTCAACAATTCCAAATAATAGAAATCAAATAATATAATTGGTACAATAATTAAAATCATGTGACATAATTACAACAGCTGCTGTTACATAATAGTCACATAGACATAATACTAAGTTATGCGAATAATATAATAGTGACATAATTGTCACAATAGGGCGGGTTTGTAGTAAGTGACCATGCGTAATAATATAGGTAGGGCTATTGCTATAGATATGACCCATGTAAACTATAATCACTTAGTAGTATTGACTAATTAGGGGGGTTTTATATAAAGGTAGTATGGAATTAGAACTTAAATTCAGTGTGGCACCTGCAGTGCTGTTTTTGGAAACCCAATTAGATTCCCAAATAGTGGGGGGTTTGAATAAATACCTGGATGCACGGCATAAAAAGGGTGGTGAGTCATTTGCCCATAAACTGGTGGGTCAAATTTCACATGGTGAGCAGCTGAAGATAGACTCTGATGATCCCTTGGTAAGACCGTTTACCCAAGTTGTGGCAAATATGTCACAGAATTACCTCCAACAGTTTTGTAAGACTATCGGAGTAGAACCCTTAAAACGTATGCCTAATGTGCATAGCTTATGGTCAGTCCACTCTTATGAACGAGATTATAACCCTGTCCACGATCATGGTACCGATACCATTATGGGCTTATCCTTTAGTACGTGGACTAAGATACCACCGCAAATAGTCAAGCAAGAGGACTACAATAGTAGTAAATTAATCGACAGCAGTGGGATTGCAGACGGGTTTTTACAGTTTCACTTCGGTCAGACTAGCTCACGTGGTTTGGAAGAATTACGCCCACCATTTTCACGTATGATTAAACCTGTGGTGGGTAAGATCGTTATGTTTCCATCATGGTGTCAACACTGTGTCTATCCCTTTGAAGGGGGTGGAGAGAGACGTACCGTAGCAGGTAACCTTAATATGGTACCAGCAACCCTTATTGACTAATTACGTCTGTAAGGTACCTTAAAATCAATTTAAACACTAACAA